TAAAGATTTCTTTGATGTTCCTACTGTTGTCCCGATAATTGTTGGATAGGTGATAGACCTTGCAATGGTCCGCAAGTTCGCCGTTCTCGTCCATCTCCAGCATCGGCTTTAGTTCCAAGGACCAAATGGGTAGGGAGGCAAGGGATTCACGGTATAGGCCGTTGTTGGGGATAATCTGCAACGCTTGCGGGTTGCGCCTCAACACCTCGGCAAGACGCTTGGTACTGAACATCCAAAAAGCGTGGTAATTGATGTAGAACGGAAGGCTTGCGTAGGTCTTCCCGTTCCACTCCCTCCACATATTCGGTGTGGGATTGAATGTAATGTCGGGGCTAAATTCGCCTTCCACATTGGGGTAGGTTTCAATCCGAGTAAAGGACGGGTACAAGTTGTCCTCAAACATTGAGTCGAACTGTGCGGTGAAGTTGACAAACCCTTCCTTGGGGAGCATCATGTCATCCTCGAAATACGCCACCCAATCAAAGTGCTGGTACACCTCTGCAATCCTGTTGCGGTGCTTGCTGGTCAGTTCCCAAGGGTGTCCCATAGCCGTGTGGGCGTGGAAGGTGACGGGAAGGTGAGCAAGTTCTTGGGCCGCTTGGGGGTCGTTGGTGTCCACGAAGATTTCGGACTGCACGGGGTAGGACTTGATGGCCTCAATGACCTTGGTCAAGTTCTCCACCCTGTTCGGATGGTGGTGGTAGGCGATATTGGCGAGCAGTTTCATGGTCCTTAGAATGTGATGACAAACTTACTTGGGTCGGGCCATCCTGGGTTGGGGTCGTAAACGGTCATGCCTTCCCTCTTGCCAATCCATGTTTCGGCCTGGTAGCGGTGTTCTCGGAGCGGTTCACCGAGTTCCCGAATGTGGGACGACTTGGCCCACCAAAAGTTCCCTGCAAAGTAGGGGTAACCGTCGGGGTTGTTTTGGTCCGCTATTTGGGGGAACTGCTCGGTGGTGAGCCAATGCGTTCCCACGCAGTCCACTTTCTCCAGTTCCACAAGGGAGCGTTCCCATGCCACGATATTGAAGAATATCATAGACCTGCACCACATCTGCTTAACCAGCGACGGGTCAGCGGACCCCTTCGTATGCCCGTACAGGTAGGCCGCATCCTCGGTTTGGCTCGCCTTGTACATCTCGGTGAGGGTCGCTTGCTCCCATGCGTTGGTTCGGGTGACCACCACCTTAATTTTGGCGGCGACGAGCGAGTTGTCCAAGATTTCTTTCACGACTTTCCGCTGGTCGGGAGGGCCGACGATGCCGACACGAATCTCGTCCAACTGTTCTATCAGCCCGTAGTTGCACAGGGCCATCATGTGTTGGTGCATGATGAGTTGCCATTGGCCGCCTCCGCCGCAATAGATGTGGTAGTAGTGTACGAGTTTCATGGCTCTATGGTTTGGTTTCCTTGCACTTTGTCACGCATCCATTGTGCGCCATAAACGAAGGACGGAAGGACTGTACGTCGACCTTTTCCTGCTTCGTGAATTTCCTCGTCCGTTGGCAGTTCTATCGGTTTAGTAGGCATTTCATCTCGCGCTACTCGAAAAGTAATTTCTGCGTTATTTTGGTAATTTCTACCACATTCAAAGAAATACTTTATTTGTTCTTCTGTGTATAGTTTCATTGCATGAGGAGGGTTAGGATGCAGCCGATGAAGACCAAGGCCAGCACGACCCGACCGATGGCCAAGGCGAGGTCAAGGATGGATTCGAGGTTCATGGTCAATCTTTAAGATAAAGCCACGAACAGAAAAGGAATATAGCCAAACCAAGAATAAGAAAAACAGCAGCGTCCTCGTTTGATATTTGAGCGTCGTTGTTGTAAAACACGAAGTATTTCATGCCCCAAAGTTACACCACAAGATACTTCCCCGAGTTACTGACGGCCAATTTGTTGAGGGCCACATAGCGGAGCGCATCGCAGGCGTGGTTGTAGGAATCAATCGGGACCCCCGTGTCCTTGCCGTCCTTGTCCGTGGCCCAAGTGTACGAGCGGAGTTCTTTTATCAGGTTCACGGAATCCTTGGTCACATGAAGGTTAAACCGCTTGACCACATCTATCCCCTGCCTGACCGAATCGGGTCCCTTGGATGCGGGCTTGATATTGAATCCGAGGCGGTAGATTTCCTCGATGCTCTTGGGTTCTGCAGAATCGGCCACGATTTCCCACGCCCTTGTGATGCCGAACTCCTTCAAGCGGGTGGCGATGTCCGAGTTGGTGAGCCCCCGATGGTAGAGCAACTCATGCACAAACAAGTCGTCCCCCCTGCGGTACACGGCGACCAAGGCCGTGGGGTCGTTGCTGAACCCCCAGTCAAGCCCGTAGGCGACGAACTTCATCGTGCTTGGGTCTATACCCTCAACCACCGTGTAATCGCCGTAGATAGCCCCTTGGAGCGTCCCGACTTGACCGAGGCCGTACACCTTCCACCAGTTGGCCCAGTATGCGGAATGCTCCGCTTTGGCTCGGTTTAGTTCTATATCGTTCCGAATCGTATCAGGAAGGGCTTCGTTGTCTTGGTAGGTGAGGATTAGAAACTCCGCATCCGCTTCGGGGAGGACCTCCGTATGCGCCCAAAATTCGTGGGTGGGGTTGAAGTCGATGTATATCTCCTGACTTGTACGGATGGCCAACTGGTAGTAGGAATCGAAGTCGATGTTGTTGGCCTCGTTGATGTAGAGTATCTGCCTCCTTGCCCCTCGGAGGCGTGCTTCCGAATCAGCGGAGAAGAACTCAATCGTGGACCCGTTGGCGAAGTTGTATTGGAGCAGGGTTTTGTTCCACCTATCGGGGACCCACCGATGGGTCCATTGCATAATCTTGGCGAAGTCCTTGATGGCCCCCCTGCGTAGGTGAGGGACGGATTCGGATACAACCGAAATCTCCGACTTAGGATGGCGAGCCGCATGGTCAATGAGGACTGCAAGGATGCCGAAGGTCTTGGACGCACTTGTCCCGCCTTGTATCACCTTCTTCCGAGCGGTCATCGCCCGAATCTTGCGGATGGCGGTGGTGTACTTAAAGTCCATCGCCAAAAAGCGGCTGCTCGATGGTGACGGTGTTCTCCTGCTTGTCTACCAAGCCAAGAAGGCGGGAGGCGATGTTAGCCGAGTAAACACCCGAACTTGCACCCTCCAGCATATCCTTGTCGCAGGTGGCCCGTATGCGTGTAATGATTGGGGAAAATTCTTTGTGCATCTCCGATGTGCCCTTCCTATAGTCCGAAAGGTCAAAGCAGACCCCGTTCTCCGCAAGCCATCCCTCAAAGCCCCGAAAGGTTATAGGCCGCTCTTTATCCCTGTAAACCATGCACCCATCCTTGCCGACATAGTCCTGCACTCGGTACGGGTTGGCCTTGTTCTCGTACCTGTACTTTTCAAACGCCTCCCATAGTTCTTCGGGGGTGTTCCATATTGGGGGACGGCCTGCCATCAGTATTCTATTTTGTCAATGAGCGAATCAATCTTGTCCACGATTTTCATCTTCACCGCAAAGGCGTTGGGCGAGTTGGAATCGTCTACCGCTCCAATGCAGTCGCAGAGGGTCGTGATGACCATCATCAGCGAATCCATGCGGGCTTGGACTTGGGCCTCATCATTGGGGGCTTTGGTTGAGGGCATGGGTAACGGTGTGGTGGTTGGCTTGGGCGAACTGGTCCGCCTCTTGGTAAATGTATTGGAGTGCCGATTTTACGCAGTCAGCGCACCACCAATTCGTGTTGGGCCTGCCGTGGGCCACGAGGATGGTCTGCAAGTCGTGGACCGCTTCGGGGGAAAGCCGCATGAACAAGGCGGCTTGGTACTGCTCCCAGTAATGGCGGTGCTTGGTTGCAAGAATGAACTCGTCTTGGGTCATCGGCTGGTCAGTTGCAGGATGACAACCGTCAACCCCGCCGAGGCAAGGCCGTACACAGGAGCGAGAACCCATCCGCAGGTGGGCAGGGTCAGGGCCACCGCCACCCAAAAAGTGAGGCAGGTGACGCAGGAGAATGGCTTGTGCCTTGCGAACCAGGTCTTGTACCAAGCCTGCGGGAGGACATGGTATTCCGCAATAGCAAGGGCGGTCAGCGAACTAATCAGCAGGGGAAATATCAGCGTGTCCATGGGATTGAATGGCGGCCTTGATTTTGGCCTTGGCTTGGTCGATTGAGTAAATGATGGAGCGGTACGGGATGCCCGTGTCACGGGACAACTTCTTCATGTTCCCTGTTCGCAGATGGAGGCGCAGCAGTTCCTTGTCATACGGGAACGCCCCATCCTTGGCCCAAGTGTCCATCTCGGCTTCGGCAATGGCCCACAGGTCGTCCATGAGGGAATCGTACTCGGATTGGGGGATAGGCGAATCGGGGTCCAGTTCCTCCAGCAAATCGTGGTGGCGGTACTTTTGGGCGAATTGGTTGTTCTTGCCTCGGTAAAGGTTCAGCAGCAGGCGGACCACATAGAATTTGAAGTACCCTTGCGACTGGATTTGCAGAATTTTGGCGGAGTCTTTTTCCAATAGGATTAACACGCACTCCTGTTCCAAGTCCCTCCAAAGCGGGTCGCCTCCTGTGATGGTGAGGCACGCCTTTCGGATTTCGCCCGTGCGGTAAAGGTCGAGGATAACTTGGTCGGCTGACTGCATATGCAAAGATTGCAAAAAAAAGGGGTCAGCGGTTAGGCCGACCCCTTGGGCGTGATAGCGGTTTGGGGCTATTCTTTGCTCGGAAGTTGCAGAGTATCAGTTATGTACGCCCCTTCTGCCGTCTGCAAATACTCTTGGGCATTGTTGAAAACTTGCCTGCGAAGGTATCGCAGTTGGGGCTTGGCCTTGCAGTCGTTATGAAAGGATTCCAAGTTGATAATGATGGTGGAGTAGTGGCGGTTGAGTTCCTTGCCGATAGCCATGAAGGTGAACAGGTATTCGTTGTATGCGATGTCGGCCACGATGTTCCGAGCGATTACGCAGGGCCGTTCCCGTGACGGGGACCGCACCTGGTCGGGGGTTATGCCGAAGATGGCTGCGGTGGTGTCAACGAGATGATGGATGAGTGCTGGGGTCATGGCTTACTTTGAAAAGGCTCGGATTGCACGCAGGTCGGTCACGACTTCGGTTAAAAGGACTTTTAATTGGGCCAACATTATTAAATCTCCTTCAGTAAGGAGTCTTTTTTTTACTTCGATGGCTTCATTAAGGCGTTCCAATTTTGCCTCGTATTTTTCTACTATTTCGTTCATGGGTGTTGGGTTTATACAATTTCGGGGATGGGCATCCAGTAGTTGACTTCACTGGTAAACCAAGAATGATTCTCAGAGTACCATTTGTTGCCTCCGTCGAACAAAGCAACGATTTGCAGTCCTTCCACATCGGTAATTAGCACAGGTTTGCCTTCTTCGGGCATTTGGTCTTGGGGGCGTATCCAGGGCATGGTCAGGCGTTTTTGGCTTGAAGGATTCTACCGAGCAGGGTCCAGTTCACTCTCCAAGGAGAAATAGTTTCGGAGCGGTCGGGCTTGCTGCAAGACACGCACTCCTTGCGGATGTGTATTTGCCAGCGGCGGAAATCGGTGGGGGTTGGTTTCATGGGTTAGGGGTTGGGGTTACTTTCTGAATAATTAACTCACCGATATACTTTCGGCAGATGTCAGCGGTTGCGTGTTGGGCATCAGCGGCAGAGGCGGCGGCAGAGGCGGCGGCATAGGCGGCAGCGGCGGCATCGGCGGCAGAGGTGGCATAGGCGGCGGCATAGGCGGCGGCATAGGCGGCATCGGCGGCATCGGCAGCGGCAACGGCAGCGGCATAGGCGGCATCCAATTCCTCTCTCGTAGCCCTGCCTTCACCAAATGCAATGGCTACATCGACGGCCCTCAAACTGCGTTCATCAGTCATCAAGTGCCGCACCGTGTTGGCGCAATGCCCCTTCGCAAGGGTCAGCGGTTGAAATTCGACACCGCATTTTTGCGCAAGCCATAGCAACCAATCGCCACGATGACACTCGGCTACAACTTGTTCAACGGGTTTATCGCCTGCCCAATCAATGGCAGGCGGGCAGGCATTAACGGATTTGAGGTACTCTTTAAAGGTTTTCATGG